AATCTGCGATCAAGAAAGCTGATGAATTGGAAGCTATACTCAAGGCAGAGCGAGAAATCAGAATCACGAAAGAATATCAAGAACGCGGAGCAAATTTCCAGAATATTGGAACTGCCGAAGTAGTAGGTGGCATTTTGAAGAAAGCATATGAAGTTTCGGCTGAGTATGGTTTGCAATTGGAAAATTCATTAAAAGATGCCAATGCTAAGATTGAAAAGTCGGATTTGTTTAAGGAAATTGGTTCTGATGCAACAAGCACAAATGACAGTTCTTGGGCTAAGATTGAAGAATTAGCAAAGGGTCTTGTTATGAAAGGTGATGGACAAACAATGGCCCAAGCCATTGACAGAGTCCTTGCCGAAAATCCGAAGCTCTATGAAGAGTACACTAGAGAAAGGAGCGGAAAATAATGGCTTACGATATCAAAAATCTCAGTTTTTCTTTAATTGCATCTTCTAGCTATGGTTTAATGCAGTACCGTGGTGTAAGAGCATCGACGGTGGTAGATCATTTCTCAATTGGGGCAACAACTGGTACAATTCGCCCATTGGGTATCCTTCAAAATAATCCTGATGTTGGTGAATCAGGGGAAATTTGGGTTCCGGGATGTATTTCTAAGATTATGACAGGATCAGCCCTTGCCATAGGTAATAGATTCCATATTCTTAATAATGGTAGAGCATATAGCACTGGAGCAATTGCAGCAGGATCAGCTATGTATGGGCCAGTTCTAACGGTTGCAGCAGGGTCTAGCGAACTTGTCACAGTCAGTTTCGCTTCATTTGGAGTCACCACCTAATTGAGTTTTAAAAATTTAAGATTTAGCACGGTCTAGGGCGTGAGCCTTAAAATTACTGAATCCCCCCCAGTAAAGACCGTGCTTTTTGCATGCTAATTTCAGGGGGATTTTTCTATTTATCCACATGAACATCAATTATTGCATTTGGTAGCAAATGTGAGTAATCGGAAGTAATTAAAATGAAATAACTAAAAAAGGAGTGAGCGATTTGCCGAATCCAACGCTTAGTGACGTTCACGTAGACCGTGCATTAACCAACATTTCAATTGCGTATATCCAAGACACAGAGCGAAATTTTATCGCAAATAAAGTATTCCCGATCGTGCCTGTTACCAATAAGAGTGATAGGTATTTTATTTTTTCACAGGCTGATTTCTTCCGAAACGAAGCTAAAGTCAGAGCGCCGGGGGCTGAAACTGCGGGCGGAGGATATAGATTAAGTACAGACAATTATAATTGTGATGTACTTGGTTATCATGCAGATCTTGACGATCAGACTCGGGCTAATGCTGATCAACCTCTTCAACTTGAAAGATCTCACACAGTTTATGTAACTCAGCAACTCCTTCTTAAACGTGAGGTTGAGTGGGTCAGTCATTTCTTCACAACTGGTTTATGGACTGGATCGACAACGGGTACAGATTTAGTCGGTGCTGTGGACTTTACCCAATGGGATAATATTGTTAGTACTCCTATTGAGGATATCACTAATCAAGCTGATAGTATTTCTAGGAAAACTGGATATAGACCTAATTGTTTAGTTCTAGGGCCAGAAGTTTATACAACATTGAAAAATCATCCAGACATCCTTGACCGCGTTAAGTATACCCAAAAAGGAGTTATCACGGAAGATATCTTGGCAGTTCTGTTTGATGTTGAGCGTGTGCTTGTACCAAGAGCTGTACAGAATACGGCTGCAGAGACAGCTACTGCAACTTATGCATTCATCTATGGGAAGAATGCTTTCCTTGGATATTCAGCACCAGCGCCCGGTCTTTATCAACCTTCGGCTGGATATCTGTTCACTTGGCAGGGTCTATTCGGAGCAGGAGCAGAGGGTGTCAGGATCAAGAATTTCCGTGTAGAAGTAAATGCAGCTAATCGTATTGAGGGTGAATCTGCATGGTCGATGAAAGTTGTTGGTGCAGATCTTGGTTGTTTCTTCTCGGCAGCTATAGTTTAGGCATATATTAAAAGAATTGGAAATGACCCAAACCGTAATAAGTTTAGGGTCATTTTTGTTTCGATATTCATTTTCATGGGAGGTGAAATCCGAAGATGGGGTTTGAAAAAGAACAACGTCCAGCTATGAAAACATTCGATGAAAGATACAGAATTCAGGCGATAACCAGCACAGCGACAACTATTCTTGGATATGGTGTTACTACTTTGTCATCTACTAAACCGGGGACATTAACATTTAATATTGAACCACCACTCTTTGCGGGGGCAGATAAGACCATCATTGCATTAGTGCAGTCGGGTTCGTCGTCGATCTATAAAGTTATCCCGAATACTACAACAATTTTTTATGGTTCAACTTCATCTAGCACAGGAAGAGTCATAGCATTCAGTGCGCCGGGAGAGGTTGTTCAATTAATTGCTGTATCAGCGACTAAGTACCAAGTCGTTTCGAATTTATCAAGCACATTTGGTACGACTTAAAGAAATGAAATTATTAATATTGAGGAAAGGAGGAGAAATATAAAGTGGGCAATGAGTATATTAAAAGGCCAATCTATTCAAATATGCTTAGGAATCTTCCATCAACTGACAGCTATTTATTTTCAGATGGAGATATTAATTTGCAACTGCGTTCCACGGCTGGGGTTACAAAAGTAAGCATATTAAATGCTTCAACAGTCGAAGTTGCTAGTATTAATTCTCTAGGAGTTGCAAGTTTTACTGGTCTTGCTGCCACAAGTGATTTTGATGTAACTGGAAGTTTTACTGTTAACACGGATGATTTTGTAGTTTCTGCAACATCTGATATATCGATGAAACCTACTGGTGGAGATGTAAAGATCACATTAGGGGATGCAGCAGGAGCAAGGAAATTCTTCATCAAAGATTCAGCGAATAGTACTGTGGCAACGATTGATTCAGATGGTACGGCTACAGTGATTAAGTTAACGGCAAGTAGCGACATTTCGGGTCAGTCGGTGAGTGCAACAAGTAATCTTTCCAGCGTTAATTTAACAATTAACACGGATGATTTTGTAGTATCTGGAACATCAGATATATCAATGCTCCCCACTGGTGGAAATGTGAAGATCACATTAGGGGATGCTCTAGGTGCTAAAAAATTCTTCATCAAAGATTCAGCTAATAGTACAGTGGCAACTATCGATTCAGACGGTACAGCTACAGTCGTTAAATTGACAGCAAGCAGTGACATTTCCGGTCAATCGGTCAGCGCATCGAGTAATCTTTCAGGTGTTCACCTTGCAGCAACATCCGATGCAGCGATCACTGGTGCATTAACAGCACGGTCTGTTTCTTCATCGAGTAATCTTTCAGGTGCTCACCTTGCAGCAACATCCGATGCAGCGATCACTGGTGCATTAACAGCGAGGAGTGTTTCTTCATCGAGCAATCTTTCAGGTGCTCATGTGACAGCAAGTTCTAATTTCGTAGCTACTGGTTTTGTGCAAGGTGGAGGTTTTGTTGATTCTTATCTTGCTAAAACTACGGCAACGGTAGGAACGGCTATTCCTAATAAAGGACTCACGTCGTTGGCACAAGTAAACACGACCCAAGTAACATGGACGTTGGAAGATCCTACGGCAGCAGGATTTCTTAAAACAATTTTCGTGCTTAGTCAAATTGGTACTACGGCAAGAACTTTCATATTACCAGCATCGACAAAGACAGTTTTCTCTTCATCTCAAGGATCTACAGGTAGAAAAATTACATTCGATGTTGCAAGAGAAGCGGTTTCCATGGTGAGTGCATCGACAACTACATGGCTAGTTTATAATAGCCAATTCGGTGCATTTGGATCATCATAAATATTAGATCTATGATATAGGATCAGTCTAAAAGATATAAGGGAGGGATAAGGGCAATCCTTCGGGGGGAGATGCCCATTTATTTATGAGTGAAAACCAAGTTAAAGAACAAGTTGAAACGGTAGAAATTTCCAATGTAGCGGTTCAGCAACCATGTGATGTATCAAAATATGTGGCTGTTAAAGAAGAGATATTGGAATTTAAAAGGTATTCTGATAGTGTTATGATTTTAGGATTTGCACCGGATAGTTTAAAGTATGCCCCACTTGATGCGAATAATATTGACATATGGGCTTTAAATGAGCTTTACATGGATAAGCCGAAAATTGCTATACGAGCGACAGCGTGGTTTCAACTTCATGGATATGAACCTCCAAAGATTAGAGATGCACAACAAGTTAAGAATCTATCATTTTTAAAATGTCCAATAATTATGTGGCGGAAACATCCTAATATTCCAAATTCTATTGAATATCCGTTAAGGGAAATTCTCGAAGAATTTGATATTTATGGGGATGATATGGCCCTCGATCAACCGGACGTTAGGACTAGGGTATATTTTACGAATAGTATTTCTTGGATGATAGCTCTTGCAATAAAGATGGGTTATAAAGATATCCAGATCTATGGTGTAAACATGGCGCAAGACCAAGAATTTCAACATCAAAGACCAAGTTGTGAATTCTTTTTAGGCTGGGCAAGAGGAAAGGGAATCAAGATATATAAACCACCAGTTTCGGATTTGCTCTTGACTCCTTATTTATATGGCTATGATGATGCTACTGCATACATGCAAAAGCTAGAGGCCCGGCGGATTGAACTCATCGAAAGAGTTGAAGGGACGAGAAGACAAAGGATCTCATTCCAAGAACAATCGAATCAGCAATTACAAGCAGAACAGAATTTACTTGGTGCGCTGCATGATGTCGAATATATTATGAGACTTGGAAATCCAGTTAAGTTAGATGAATTTTCTAAGCCAAAGGGGTGATCACCTTGAGTGATTTATATTATCTCGTATTAAGAAATGGATATAGATTCAATGATCTTATTTTGAAAGCGGGAGAAATTTATACGTCGGC